GAAGACTGTCCATGAGCTGTTGCAACTGGCGGGTAACCTGTTCACTCGTCAGCAACCGGTTCTCAGCCTGTACCAAACCCTGGCCGAGCATTTCTACCCGGAACGGGCCGATTTCACCATCGGGAGAAGTGTGGGTGCCGAGCTGGCGGAATATTTGGTCGACAGTTACCCCATCCTGATCCGTCGGGATCTGGCCAATTCGTTCCACGCGATGCTCCGGGACGGTGAGTGGTTTAAGGTGACTGTTAACGGCGAACCCGATCATCAAGGCCAGCAGTGGTTGGACTGGGTATCCAAGCGACAGTTGGACATGATGAACCGACGCACGGCGGGTTTTGTTCGATCTACCAAGGAGGGTGACCACGACTACGCCACTTTCGGCCAGACTGTCATTTCCACCGAAATCAACCGGCGACGGGACGGGTTCTTATATCGCTGTTGGCATCTCCGGGATTGTGCATGGTGGGACGATGAGAACGGCAACGTCTGCGGTCTCGTGCGTAAATGGAAACCCACACGGCAGGACATGAAGGACTATTTCGGGGAGAAGAAGCTCCACGAGAATGTCCTCAAGGATTTGCATCGTGACCCATTCAAGGAAGTTGATGTCCGTCATATATTCTTACCCTCATCAATGTACGGTGACGATCAGATCGAGTCTCGAAACAGATACGTGTCAGTGTTCGTTGACGTTGAAAATCAACACGTTATCGAAGAAATTGGCCTGAATCATAAGATCTATACCGTCCCACGGTTTCAGACGATGAGCGGTTCGCCCTACGCGTACAGTCCTGCAACGGTTGCTGGCTTGCCTAATGCCCGGGCCATCCAGGCCATGACTCATACGCTACTGGAGGCTGGCGAGCGGTACACTCGCCCCCCGGTCATCGCTACTCAGAAAGTCATTCGTAGCGACGTGGACCTTTCCCCGGACGGTATCACTTGGGTCGATGATGAGTATGACGAGAAGATGGGTGCAGCTTTACGTCCGCTATTCCAGGACCGCGGGGGGTACCCGATCGGTCAGGAGATGCGTCAAGGTGTGGTCGAAGTGCTGGCGAGCGCGTTCTACATCGATAAGTTATCCCTTCCGGACAAGAGCAATATGACCGCTTATGAGGTGAGCGAGTTCATGAAGCAGTACCGTCGTCAGAACCTACCTCTATTCGCCCCGATGGAGTCGGAATACAACGGGCAACTGTGTGAAACCACCTTCGAACTGGGGATGGCTGCAGGATTCTTCGGGTCGCCTTACGATATTCCCGATTCCCTGCGCGGGGCAGACGTTGAGTTTCAGTTCAAGTCGCCTCTCAGTGAGAGTGAGCAGGAGAAGAGAGCCACACAGTTTCAGATTGTATCAGGACTACTAGCCGATGCCGCCCCATACGACCCGAACGTCGTTATGAATGTGAACTTTGACGAAGCGATCCGTGATGCGGTTGAAGGGACGGGTGTCCCGACTAAATGGCTGAACGACATCGAACAGGTGATGATGGGTCGACAAGCAGCCGCCATCCAACAAGCAGTCGCCGCGGCTGCTGAGGCAGGAGTGATGCCTGTTGATTAATAAAATCTCCCCGTCGATGCAGGTCCCCGACCTCACTCGATCGGAACATGCCGCACTTCAAGCCTTGGAGAAAGGTGAGGCGGATCCTGGCCAGCAGACGGCGGCGTTGGCAGCAATCGTCAAGAAGTTTGCACAACCTCAAGACCTACTGTACATCCCCGGATCGTTTGACGAGACGGGGTTTATCAACGGCAGGGCGTTCGTCGCGGCACAAATCAGGGCCTATTTGCGGCGTCCTGTCAGTAAAACCAAGGAGTAACAATCATGAAAATTAAATTCCCTTATATGGACGAAGTTCCCAGTGCTGAAGGCGGGGCGCCGGTTGGTGGTGGCGGTCCTGCACCGGAACCTGCTCCCGCACCTGCTGGTACCTCTATGACGCCAGCAGGTGCTCCAAGTGAGGGTGGCAACTTCCTGTCCTCACTGCCCGACACGTGGCGTAATGACCTTGTGACTGCGGCCGGCTACCAGGGTGACGATGCCACTAAGACGGTCAACTACCTGGAGCGAGTAAGTGATCTTCCCACGCTCGTGAAGAATTACGTCTCTGCTCAAGACAAGATCCGTAAGGGTGAGTTGAGTAACGGTCTGCCCGAGAACCCGAGCGACCAGCAACTGGCGGACTGGCGGCAGGCTAACGGTGTACCCGCTGCTCCGGCTGACTACCAAGTTGCATTAGGCGAGGGTATGGTGTTGAGCGATGCCGACCAACGTATTCTGGACGAGATCTACCCGGTGGCGCACTCTCACAATATCCCAGCTTCCGCTATCGACAAGATGGTGGGAACATTCTTGACCGCCCGCCAGCGTGAGACCGAGGAAATCGCTGACCGTGATAATATGGATAAATCCGGTACCGATCGGCAGTTGCGTGAAACATGGGGTGGTGACTACCTCACCAACATCAATGCGGTCCGCGGGATGGTCGAACTACTGCCGGAATCTACCCGGGAAAATTTCATGTCTGCCCGGATGGCGGATGGACGGGCGATATTCAACGACCCCGCCTTCGTCATGGTCATGTCCGACTGGGCGCGACAGCTCAACCCCAGCGCGACGGTCGTCCCGAACTCTGCCAATCCGGTCCAGGCCATTAACGACGAGATCAAGCAGTTGGAAGCCCGGATGGGGACCAACGAGTGGTACAAGGACCACGACGCCCAGAAGCGATATCAGGATCTGCTGACTGCCAAGGAGCGGATGAGTAAATGACGGCGACGATCTTAAAGTTTCACCCGAGGAACGCTACCGACAATCCAGATCATGTCCTGAAGCAAGCCGAAGGTGAGTATGAGGACGTCTTGGTTATCGGCTGGAACAAAGATGGCAGCCTGGATGTGAGAACCAGTGAAGGGATGCGAGGTGCTGATTTGGTCTGGGCGATCGATTTGTTCAAACACGAATTACTGAACGGAGATTATAATGAATAGGCATATTTTTTGCAGTAGGAAGGGTGGTGTTACCACAACCAGAGGAGATCTATCCTCATTTCACCCCATTCGGACATCGGACATCCTAGCCCGCCAGATTCAGCGGCAGGCTGACAAACTTAAAGCACGGAGGATGAGACGTGGATAATCAACACAAAAAAATCAAAGGTTACAGGGACTTATCGGAATATGAAATCCTCCAGATGAATAACATCAAGGAGACTGGTGAAATCCTTCGAACAATGATTGGTTCGATGCGGTTGTCTGACGGATTGGATCAACGGTGGGTTTCTATCGCTGAGACCCACCTCCAGCAGGGCATTATGGCTGCCGTCCGGGCGGTCGCACAGCCTGAGTCGTTTTAACCCTTGACAAGGACAAGGACGTCCTGTATACCTCATCGCGTACACCATTACAAAGTAGACCCCTGACGGAGTCCTGCTGCCCCTCCCTGAGGCCAACCAGCGTACGATCGCCAGACGGCTAACTCGAAACGTAAGGTAGAGAACTTTTCTATTTTAACTTTTTGAGGATAGACTCATGCCTAACACAGCATTCCAGACTATGTATCGTCAGGAATTCATTGCCGGCTTCGAGAAGCGGCAGTCTCTTGCACGACATACTGTCACCACCGAATCAGAGATTAACGGCAACGAAGCCGTCTTCCTTGTGGCCGATTCTGGCGGCGCTACTGCTGTCACCCGAGGCGTCAACGGTGACATCCCGACCCGTCCCGACAACCTGAACCAGTTCACTGCTACCCTGCAGGAATGGCACGACATTCCGGAGCGGACTCGATTCAATATTTACGCGTCCCAGGGTGACGGTCGCCGCATCATGCAGCAGACTTGTATGTCCGTGATCAATCGTAAGATCGATTCCGACATCCACGCTGCGTTGGCCCTTGCCACCGTAAGTTGGGCATCGGGCGCCGATACCGCCGATCTGACTGCAATCACAAAGGCCAAAACGAAGCTGGGCAATGCTTTTGCCACACAGGACGACGACGTTTTTGCACTCATCACTCCGGCCTTTTATGGCTACATGATGGCGATGAACCAGTTCACGTCGGCCGACTATATCAACCAGAAACCGTTCGAGAATGTGGCCAAGTCGATCGCGTTCAACTGGTATGGCGTCAACTGGCTGGTGGATGCCGGTCTACCTGGTGCTGGTAGCGCAGCAGCATCCTGCTTCATGTACTCCCGTAAAGCTATCGGACACGCTTGTGATACTCAGAATTTCGACACCAAGGTCGGATATGACGAGAAGAACGACAAATCATGGGCGCGTTGCTCGACCTTCATGGGTTCCAAACTCCTGCAGAACTCTGGCGTAGTGAAGATGCTTCACGACGACAGCGCCCTGTCTTAATCGAGGATTGACAAATGGCATATTCAACTTCCAACCCTCCGGCCCTTGCTGCACAGCGAGTAGGGGCTGACGGTGGCGCGGTGTGGATCTACAAGGACGGCGACTCTCTGGCCACCGCGACCGGGATCAACTACATCAGCAACGCGACCGCTCTCGGTCTGAAGGCTGGCGACCGGGTCATCCACATCGACTCGACCAACGGCCTGTCGAACGACCTGACTGCCGTCGCTGGCGCAACCACCGGTACCGCCTCCGGCGCCCTGTGTAGTGCCATCGAGCCGGTCGGTGAGACGTCCATCGCACTGCAGAGTGCTGGTACCGGCACGGTCCTAATCGGTGACATCGTTACCTTCGATAACGACCCCACCGGCACCGAGTATCGTATTACCACCGGTGACACCGACATCTCCAATGGTGGCACTCTGGTGATCACTCCGGGTCTGGTGACGGCCACCGCGGATGGTACCGGGATCAACATCAAGTCCGATGTGGTTAACCTGTCTGAAGGTCTGGAAGGTGCGAAAGTGATCTCCGGTACCGGTGCGACCAAGACCCTGTCCAAGGCTGAGTCCGGTTCGGTGGTTCTGCTCGATCGTGCCGCTGGCATCGTGTTCACCCTTCCGGAACCGGTTCCCGGCCTGGAGTTTACCTTCGTGGTGACCGTGGATCTGACTTCGAATGCTTACACCGTCGACACCGACGCGGCCACCACATTCCTGGTGGGCAGCCTCCTGGGTGGCATCGAGGGTACGGCAACCGACGAAACCCACTTCGCGAATGGTACCACGCACATTGGAATTTCGATGAACAAGACCACCACTGGCGGTCTGATCGGGGGTGTCTTCACTCTGAAGTGTATCTCCGACACCCTGTGGATGGTTCAGGGGAATACGAGCTGCACGGCCACGCCGGCGACTCCGTTCACCACCTGATCCTGACACGTCGACCGTGCGCCCTGCCTTATCTCCTTGGGGTCTGGGCGCACATTTCCGCCCTTGGTCGATATGGATGATCGGCCTTTTTTGGAGAAACATTATGATTAAAACAAGCGATTTCGGTCTGGCGATGCACAAAATGCGGCAATTCACTGCCGAAGTACCCGGGACACTCTCCCCGGAAGATCTCGAAAATCCCGAACTGTGGGCACATGTTGCTCCTCAACTGCGGACTGGTGACGAAGTGCGGGTGTTGGCCGACGATCAGTCTTTCGTCGCCTACATGATCTGCACTCACAGTGCCGGATCCCTCGTTCGCATGAAGACCATGCACGGCTATGAACTGGAAAAGGTAGACCATGCCGCCCTGGAAAACCAGACTGGTGACTTGGTTATCAAGCAGCGCGGAGTCAAAAAATGGTGTATCGTACAACTGTCCACGGGCGATGTCATTAAAGAGGGCATCCCTACCCAATCAAAGGCGATGCGTGAACTGGAGGACTATCAGCGGGCGCTCGCATCTTGAGGTGATCAATGGCTATCTCCCAGCTCACGCTGTACAACGACGCACTACTACTCATTGGCCAGCGTCCGCTGGATAGCCTTACCGGCGATCAACCCTCCAGAGAGTACCTTGACGAGGTCTATTCAGACCCTTCCGCCGTTGATGTTTGTCTCGAACTGGCCAAACCCCGATTTGCCAGTAAGACCATCAAGTTAAGCAGTCCTGCCGTCAGTGCTGACCACGCTCTGGACAGTGTTCACACTGTCCCTGCTGACTACATTTCATTTGTCGCCCTATACAGTGACGACAAGCTTGATCAACCCATCTCTCGATACCTGATCGAAAATCGAACATTGATCTGTGAATACCCCGTGGTCTATCTACGGTACATCACGAACTCCCGTCCGATGACTCAGTGGACGCCTTTCTTTTCACAGATGGTGTCGACATACCTTGCTGAACGGATTTGTTTCAAGTTCAGTCCGGACATTTACGAAGGGTTGCGGCAGCTTTGGGTTGATACGGTCGAGTCGGCGCGAACCATTGAAGGGGAGAAAGAACCCGCCCGTCGACCAGCCAGGACCACAGTTGTCCTTACCAATGAGTGGCGGAAGGTTTATAACGATGCGTTGGTGTCGTGCATGGGCCTGGACGAGATCACCAGCAACACGGATGACTCCAATCGACGGGCCAAGCTGGACCGGGCTGTGGATGCCGGTGCGGTAGAGACCGTCCTGGAGGATACTGGTTGGCAGTTCGCCATAGATGGCGATAAAATCACTTACGATCCCAGCCTTGAACCCGAGTGGGGTTATCGGTACGTGTTCCAAAAACCTGCCGACCTTCTCCGACTGGATGGGATATTCACGGACGAACACATGCGACACCCTCTCAAAGCCTATCATGATGATGCTGATTATTGGTATGCTGATCATCAAGAACTTTACATTCAATACGTGTCCAGAGATTACCTGACATCTATCACCCAATGGCCCAACTTCTTCAAGCGGCTGGTAGCGGCCAGGATTGCCCGGGACGCAGCACCGGCACTGGTTGTGGAAGGGGCAAACCTAGAGTTGGCAATTCAGACCTTTGACGAACGGGTGAATGACGCTAAGAGTAACGACGCCATGCAGTCCCCACCTCGCCGACTATCGGGGGGAAGTTGGACCAGGGCTTACGGCAGAGGGGCCACTAGCCGCGGCAGACCTGGAGATTTCTGATGTACGAAGGTGTCATCAACAAGTTTAACCGCGGTGAGATTGACGAGACTTTGTTAGCCCGCGACGATGTGACTGTTGTCAATAACAGCGCATCGTACATTAACAATTTTCTTCCGGTCCGGTCCGGTCCGATGTACTATCGCCAGGGTTCCAAATTCCTTGGTAATGCGATCGGAGTCGGACAGTCGTCATGGATCCCTTTCGTCGGAGGGGATAATGACTACGCCATCTTAGAGTTGGCAGACCATTTAATGCGGGTATGGATTAACGATAAACAGGTCACCAGAACGGCGGTTACCTCTGTATTGTTGAATGGCGAATTTAACGCGGACATCAACAACTGGACCAACATTTCCGGGTCGGGTGCCACTGTCGGCTGGAATCATCAAGGGTTTTTGTTTCTTAAGGGGACCGATACCACACGGGCGGCCGTCTATCAGACTTTCGCATCAACCCAATTGAACAGAGAACACGGGCTAAGAATCGTCAATCGAAGGGGTCCGGTAGGGGTTAAGATAGGCACCACCGGGTCGGACAGTAGTGATATTTTCCAAGGCATCTTAGACCCGGGGACTCACTCCTTCGCGTTCACGCCTAAAAACTCTGTAACGATCACTTTGTACAATGATAACTCTTACGTGGTGTGGGTGGATTCCGTAACGATTGAGCCGGCAGGGGTCATGACGTTAGAGACTCCCTTTGATTCAGACTTCCGGTCTAAACTACGATTTCGCCAATCTGCAGATGTGGTGTTTGCAGTAGGGGGAGGGAACATCTTCCGCATCCAACGTCGCGGTCGGAAGTCTTGGAGTGTCGTCGGGTACCGTACCGAGGACGGACCTTTTGATGTCATCAACACGACAAACATCGCCCTCAACCCGAACGGTCTAAGCGGGGATGTCAGGATATTCGCCTCCGCCAGTTTCTTCAAACCCAACCATGTGGGGGCCAATTTCAAGATTGGGTCAGCCGGCCAGCAGGTTGCGTCGTCCGTGAGTTCGGAAAATTCAGGGACCGATTCCATCCGAGTGACGGGGGTTGCCGATTCCCGAGCGTTTACTGTCAATGTGAGCGGCACCTTCGCGGCAACCGTGACCTTGCAAAGAAGTGATTCAGGAGGTGGGAACTGGGAGGACGTTGAAGCTTACACCACTTCCCAGGCTAAGGGGTACGATGACAGTTACGATAATTCTATTTTTTACTATCGGCTGCATGTAAAGACTGGCGACTTCACGTCAGGTACAGTCCTGTTGAATCTGACTTACGACGCGGGGTCCATTGAAGGTATCGCCAGGGTGACCAGCTATATATCACCAACGGAGGTTGTGGCGTTGGTGTTCAGACCTTTCGGTAGCACCGTTCCCAGCACAGACTGGTACGAAGGATCCTGGTCACACGTTAAAGGATTCCCTACCGCGTTGTCGCTCTATGAGGGCAGGTTATGGGCGGCAGGTAGAGGTAGATTGTGGGCATCGGTGTCCGATGCTTACAGTTCTTTTGATACGGATGTTGAAGGAGACAGTGCTTCGATCTTCCGGACCATTGGGTTTGGTCCTGCAGACGATGTGGCATGGATGTCAGAATCGCCTCGTTTGATGATGGGGCTGACCACAGATGAGGTGGTAGTACGGTCGAACGGGTTTGGTGAGATTCTCACCCCCAGTAATGTCAACCTGAAATCGGGCACTAACCGCGGCGCGGCGCCGATCGATCCTGTTAAAATTGACGATAAGATTTATTTCGTACAACGGTCTGGAATTAAGATTTTCAGCCTGTCGTATGACGCAAGCGGGGACATGCACTCCACGGCTGACTTGACGGTCTTGCACCCAACGATTTGTGCTGAGGGTATTTTAAAGATCGTTTATACCCGAGAACCGGAAACTCGGATATGGGCGTTGATGGAAGATGGAACCCTTCGGGTCTACTTGTTCGACCTGTCAGAACAGGTGTCCGGTTGGTCAAGGATCAATGTTCTCGGTAAAAGGATTAATGACATTTTTGTTCTTCCCGGTAAGTATGAAGACAGAGTATACATGGTGATAAATGGCATGTTGGCAAAGATGGACCTATCTTCTGAGGCGTCGACTGACTATTTCGATCTGGCAATTTCTTACTCCAGTCCCGGTACGGTGTTGACCGGTCTTGACCATTTGGAAGGTATTATAGTTGGGGTA